TTCTACTGCTGCTGCTTTAGGCTCTACAGTAAGCGCATTAAATGGCGTATCTATTGGCTCTACAACTCGTGCAAGTGGTGATTTTACGACTCTTAGTGGTAACTCTGTCACAAGCACAACACCAGTATTGAGTTTTAACGCTTCTAACTCTATTGCTACTTTTGGATCGTCAACTAGCGGTTCATACAATCAGTTAGTTATTCAAAATAAATCCACAAGTGCTGGAGCATCTACAAACTATGTTAGTTCTAACGATTTAGGCACAGACTCTAGCTACTATGGTGAGTTTGGCATGAACTCATCAATATTTAGTTCATCTACGCCTAGTGATTTTTTTAGTATTAATAATGGGGTTTATTTCTCAGGTCACGATGGTGATATTACTGTTGGCTCTGGTAATGGTTATAAAACCTATCTAGCTTGGGGTACAACAGGTCAATCTGCCCATGTAATTAATGCTAGTGGTGCTATTGGTTTATCTACAAACTTAGGCACAACCCCTGCATTAAGTGGCACAACAGGTTACGGCACAAGCGGTCAAGTATTAACATCAGGCGGTAGCGCAGCAGCTCCTACTTGGACTACAGTTACATCAGGCATCACAATTACTGACGATACAACAACTAATGCTACTCGTTATTTAACATTTACAAGCGCAACAAGTGGAACAATTACAGGGGAAAATACTTCTTCTACTAAATTGCAATTTAACCCTTCTACAGGAATTTTAACTGCTGCATTTAGTGGCGCACATAATGGTACTGTAGGAGCAACAACGCCTGCTGCTGGTACATTTACTGTAGCAAAAGCAACAGAATATACAGAAACTAAAACTGCTCTTTCTAGCGGTGCTATTGATTTATCTACAGGTAATTACTTTACTTACACAGTATCAGGATCAACAACATTTACAGTCAGCAATGGCGCATCTAGCGGTACAGTAAACTCATTTATTCTTGACCTTACTAATGGTGGTTCAGCCACAATTACTTGGATTTCAGGAACTAAATGGGCTGGCGGTACTGCTCCTACACTTACATCTTCAGGTCGTGATGTATTAGGATTCTTCACAGAAGATGGTGGCACTACTTGGAATGGTTTTGTTCTAGGAAAGGCGATGGCCTAATGCCAGTTCGTGACTTATTGATGGGTGCTGCGGGAGCAAGTGGCACTCCTACTTATGTAGATGATGTATTTTCTACTTATTTATATGCAGGCACAGGCGCAAATCAAACTATAACCAATAATATCGACCTTACTAAAGGTGGTTTAGTTTGGATTAAAAGTAGAGCTAATGCTTATAACAGCGTATTAACAGATACAGTAAGGGGAACTAATAGCCAATTAATATCAAATCAAACTGTTGCTGCATATAATTTTACCGATGCTGTAACAGCATTTAATACAAATGGTTTTAATTTAGGCGCAAGTTCTAGTATTGGTGCAAATCTTTCGGGAGATTCTTTAGCTTCTTGGACATTCCGTAAAGCACCTAAGTTTTTTGATATTGTTCAATATACAGGCACAGGATCAGCCCATGCAATTAATCATAGTTTAGGTTCTACACCTGGCTGCATTATTGTTAAAGACACAAGCAATACAAATGCATGGTCTGTATATCACAAAGGTTTAAATGGTGGCACAACACCAGAGCAATATTACGCAGTTTTAAATACAACTGCTGCACAAGTAGCCAGTTCTGCCTTGTGGAATAATACAGCACCTACTTCTACTCAATTTACTGTGGGAACAGATACTACAGTAAACGCTTCTGGGCATACTTACATAGCTTATATTTTTGCTGACCAAGCTGGTGGATTTGGTTCAACAGGTACAGATAGTGCTATTGCTTGTGGAAGTTATACAGGCACAGGAGCAACAGGTAATTTTGTTTCGCTTGGATGGGAACCACAATATGTAATGATAAAAAGAACAAATTCGACTGGAAATTGGGTAATTGAAGATGTATTAAGAGGTCAATCTCAAACCCAATCGCAAATATTATATGCAAATACATTTGGAGCAGAAACTACAGGAGGAGCTTCATCCATAGTTCCAAATGCAACTGGGTTTACTTTAACTGTAACAGGAACAGACTTTAATGTTTCAGGTTCTAACTACATATACATAGCAATTCGCAGACCTAATAAACCACCTACTACTGGTACGAGTGTTTATAATCCAATAACTTATACTGGTACTGGGACATTAACAAATACATCAGTTCCTCAAAACAATTTTGACACAATTTTTTCTTTTGTAAAAGATGGAAGTGCTTATTGTGCTGTTGTTGATAGATTAAGAGGATTTTCTCCAAATGGAGCATCTACATTAACTCCAGTTTTGCAAACTAGTTCAACCAATACAGAAACAGATAATAGTCAAACTGATGGTGTATATGCTTTAAATAACAATAATTACACTGTTGGTATAGATAGTCATCAAGGAACTTTTAATAATGGCGAAGATCATTATGTAAATTGGATATTTACAAGAGCACCTACATTCTTTGATGAAGTTGTATATACCGCAACTAATGCAACTACAACATTAGCTCATAATTTAACAATTGTTCCTGAAATGATGATTGTTAAAGATAGAACAGCAGCAGGCGGATGGTATGTTTACCATAAATCATTACATGGTGGAGTTAATCCGCAACAATATTATTTAGCTTTAAATGCACCAAATGCTCAAAATGCAACAGCAAACACAACTGTTTGGGGAAATACAGCTCCAACATCCACGCAATTTACTGTAGGTAATTTATTTGGCTCTACAACAGATAGCATTGTTACTTATTTATTTGCTACTTGTTCTGGGGTATCTAAAGTTAGTTCATACACAGGAAACGGAACAGGGCAGTCTATAGCTTGTGGATTTGGTTCTGGTGGCGCAAGGTTTATATTAATTAAACGCACAGATTCTACAGGTGATTGGTATTGTTACGATTCTGCTAATGGACTTACAAGCAGTTCTAGTCCTTATTTATTATGGGATTCTACCGCAGCTCAAGTAACAGGTAATAATGGAGTTTATGCTTCATCTGGTGGGTTTACTTTAACTTCTTCAGCTAACGCTACTGTCAATATTAATGGTGGCTCTTACATCTTCTTAGCTATTGCATAGGACAAATTATGGCAATCTTTATCAATACACAAACACTAGCGTACCCAGTTACGCAAGAGCAAATTCAGGCTGAATATCCTAATACTAGTTTTCCTACACCTTTTGTAGCTCCAGCACCTTATGAGCCTGTATTTGATAGTCCACAGCCTAGCTATGACCCTGCAACACAATATGTTCAGCAAATAGCACCTGTATTGACAGATGGTCAATATTATCAAGCATGGGAAGTATTGACTTTAAGCCCTGAACAACAAGCTGCTTATATTGCTCAATTACAAGCTCAAACTTCTGCTACAGCTCAACAACTGCTTTCTGCTACAGATTGGACAGCTATTGCAAGCGTGGCTGATCCTGCTTTATCTAACCCATATTTAAGCAATCAGGCAGAGTTTTTAACTTATCGCAGTCAAGTTCGTGCTATTGGGGTAAATCCTCCAACAACTCAGCCAGTTTTTCCAAAACAGCCTACACCTGTTTGGCAAACTGTAACAATTAAACCAGCGGCTTAATATGAATTGGAAAATTACTGATATTACTGTTAAAGATGGTGCGTTGATTGCAGCGCATTATTTTGCGTCTTTGTCTGACGATCAAAACACAGTAGAAACTCAAGGCGAATGGACATTTTTAGAGCCTCGCAACAAAGTACCATTTAATGAGCTAGAAGAACGCTTTGTTGTTCAATGGATCGAAGAAGAAGCTAGTAAAAATGGCTCAAATATCATAAAATCTAACCTAGAACAGCAATTGCAAGCATTAAATAGCGAAAAAAGCATTTTGCCGTGGGTTAAACCAACCTTTAAACCAAATATAGGACTATAACCATGTCATCTACTATTAACGCTTCTTCTGCTGGTATTGTTGAAACAGCAGATTCTAGCGGCACTTTACAACTGCAAACAGGCGGTCAATCTGCTTTATACATTGATGCTTCACAAAACATTACCATTCCTGAAAACTTAACAGTTCAAGGAACTTTGACATTCTCAGGCGGTGGCGGTGGCGCAGTTACTACTGTTTCAGGTGGTTCTACAGGCTTAACTCCTAGCACCCCAGCATCAGGAAACGTAGTTTTAGGCGGCACTTTACTATATTCAAGCGGTGGCACAGGACTTACTTCTACAGGTTCTTCAGGCAATTTCTTGACCTCTACAGGGTCTGGTTGGACATCAACATCGCCTGCTACTGCTATTTCTGCCGCAAGTCTAAGCAGCGCAACATTTTCAAGCGTAGTTAGCTGTGGCGGTCTATCTTGTTCAGGCACAGTTGTAGCTACAACAGGACTACAAATTGGTTCTACTGCTGGTTTTGGTATGGACATCAACGCTGGTTATACAGAGATTTTGTGTAATGGTGCTGGCTCATTAAAACTTGATGGTTCAGGCGATATTATTATTAATGGCCCCATTGCTCAAAAAACAACAGGCACAACTTGGAGCAATCCATCTGATATTCGTTTAAAAGATAACATTCAGCCATTTACAGATGGTTTAGAAAAAATCTTACAGGTAAACCCTAAGACATGGACTTACAATGGTTTAGCCCATACAAACAAAGGTCAACCTGGTCTAGGTGTTATTGCTGACGAAATTCAAACTGTATTGCCTAATACTGTAAGCACTTATTCAGTAAAACTAAACCCAACTGATGAATTAAATACTGATGTTAAACAGTTTGATGCTACTGAAATCACTTGGTTATTGGTAAACGCAGTTAAAGAGTTATCCGCAAAAGTAGATGC